TCCAACAGGAAGTACAGCAAACAACCAACTTGTTGAACCGAACATTAATCGTTTTGTTCAAATAGCAAAAAACTACGGTACAGAAGCTGGAGTAGGAGGGAATGTAACAAAACATTCAGGTTCAATAGAACTTACTTCATCTATTCAGAATTATGACCTTGATCAATGGGCGACAGATAACTCTATTGCAGGAGGTATAGAGATAAGAAAAGTATTTTACGAATCAGCACCAGCTATAACTAGATTTTTTGATCCTTATGCTGGAACCGGAACAGGTGCACAAGGTCTAATGGAGTCATTTGGATTTGGAAAGCATAGCCCGGGAATTAGCTTTATGTTAATGCCTGCTTCTTACGATGTAATGAAAATGCAAGCAATAGAATTTAACGATCAAATAAGAAAATCAGCATTTTCTTTTGAATTAATCAATAACCAACTTAAAGTATTCCCGGTCCCACGAAGAGCAGGTAAGTTATTCTTTGAGTACATGAAATTATCTGATAAATCTCAACTTAACTTTGATAATTCAACTGGTAATATAACAACAGTATCAGAAGTACCTTACTCTAACCCTCAATACTTACAGATTAACAGTGTAGGAAGACAGTGGATATTTCAATTCACTCTAGCCTTAGCAAAAGAAGTGCTAGGTTACATAAGAGGTAAGTACGGAACTATACCAGTACCGGGTTCAGAAGCAACTCTTAACCAAGCAGACTTATTAACAGATGCTAGATCAGAAAAAACAGAACTTTTAACTAATCTAAGGAGTATGTTGTTAGAAGCATCTAGAGGAGTACAAATGGAAGCACAAGCAAAAGAGTCTGATTTCCTTAGAGCAACATTGGCAACGGTACCAATGACAATACACGTAGGATAATGAAATTAATGACAATATTAGAACAGATAGTATTTAGTACCTATGAAGGTATGGTACGTATAATGTACCAAGAAGGTGAAAGCGAAGATTTAGCAGAGCTGCTACGTGCTTTACCAGGTGTTACCACTGTTACTAATGCAGGCTCAGCAGTAGAAATGACAAGTATGACGTTTAAAGTTAAACTTATATCACAAAAAGGAGGAGAAGAAGCTTTCAATTCATTTAAAGTGAATGCAAAAAAGAAATACAGTAATATAGTTAAGATAGAAATCGCAGTAGAAACAATACAGGAAAAATAATGCTATTCGGAAGTAACAGAGATTTTGATTTATTTGTTAATATTAACAGAGAATTACTAAGCGACATCATTGAGCAAGAAATATTATACTATAAGCTCAGTGTTGCGGATACTAGCGTCAATATTTACGGAGAAGCATTACAGAAAACGTATTTAGAAGCAGTTAAACTAAATTGTTTGATTACTAGAGGGGATAAAGTGTACGATGTAAATGAATTTGGACCTGATTTAGGAAGAGAAGCATCATTTGCATTCCTAAAACCAGATTTAGAAGATATTTCTACAGTACCGGAAGTAGGTGATATAGTAATGTGGCAAGAAGATTACTATGAAGTAGACGCAGTTAAAGAAAATAGCTTGTTATTAGGTAAAGATAATAAGTATAACATTGATAGAGCTGGAACTCACGGATCATCTATGTCTATTACAGTAGATTGTCACTTAACTAGAGCAGATAGAGTAGGACTTAATAGACAGAGAATGTAAAATGGCTAAAAGAAAGAAACCTATACCAAAGAAACAGGCAGAGATAATGAGAGATCAGATATCTCCGGTTCTACCTACAGGTAAACCATTAATACCGGACAGTAAGAAGAGAGAAAACCAACGTACGGTAAAAGGAGATAAAGTTAAACAGCTTACAATAGGGTTAAGAGATATAGATGAAACTATTATTTATTACTTTAATACCGTCATTAAACCATCAGTAATACAGAATGGTAACAAGACTAATGTACCTGTAATGTACGGATCACCAGAAAGATGGAAAGCAGTACAGAAAGATGGCTTCCATAGAGATAAAAATGGTAAGGTACAGGCTCCTTTAATCATGTTTAAAAGAGATTCTGTAGAAAAAAATAGAAACCTAGGTAATAAAGTAGACCCACGTAATCCTATTAGTTACGGAATATACAAAAAAGCTTTTTCTAACAAGAATATATACGATAAATTTAGTCTATTAACGAATAGGGAACCTATTAAAGAATATTACGGTGTAATTATACCTGAATATGTAACTTTAACCTATTCCTGCATAATATTTACAGACTATGTAGAGCAGATGAATAAAATAATAGAATCTATTAACTATGCATCAGATGCCTACTGGGGTGATGAAGAAAAGTTTAGTTTTAGAGCTAAAATAGATTCATATACAACATCAACAGAGTTAGCGCAAGGTAGTGAAAGAGCTGTTAAGACTAATTTTACAATAGTAATGAACGGGCACATAATACCTGACGCTATAAATGCTACTTTAGCAGGAATGAACAAATACTACTCTAAATCATCAGTTACTTTTGGATTAGAAACAGCAGGAACACTAGAAACATTACAAGCATCATCTAGAACAGAAACAAAAGACTCAGACTACAGATTCTTTGACTCAGGAACCGCAGGAGTTCAAAGTCAAGGTATGACAGCTGAACAATTAGAGTATGTTGCTACAAATAATACATTAATAGCTAATTTTGCTTCTAATAATGCAGCAATATTTAATAATGCTACTATACTGGAAGTACCGAATGGGTTTTCATCAGGTGCAGAACGATTCTCTCTATATATAAACGGACAACATGTACTACCGCTGTATTATACTGTATCTCAAACAGGTACTAATATAACAGTAGTAATTCAGACAGGTGGAACAGAGTATTCTTTAGATACGGGAGATCAAATAGTATTATCAGGTAAAATTAAAACTACAACATAAAAGATGGCATTAGTACATTGGAAACAGATTGATGGTGACTTAAGCGGCTCAAGAGTACTAACAGGTAGTCTTGTAGTATCGGGTACAATATCAGCAGATGAATTTATAGGTATAGATCCATCAGCTATATTTACAGGATCTATATCAGCATCAGTATCTCCCTCAGGTAATGTATTTACAATCAAAAGCGGCAGTAGTGATTTAGTTACTGTAGATGAAAATGGTAACGTAGTAGTAGAGGGTACATTAACAGCACAAGAGTTCTATACTGAAATAGTAAGTGCATCTGTAATATTTGAATCAGGATCAACCTTATTCGGTAACTCATTAGATGATACACACCAGATAACAGGTAGTTTACTTATATCAGGAGCTGATGGACATCAAATATCCGGTTCATTAACAGTAAGCACCACAGAATCAGGCTCAACAGCGATAGTGTCTAATAATACAACAGTAGGTTACCCAACTTCTAACGAATGGCAAGATAATTTAGATGGATCTTACTTTGATATATTTAATCACAGTACACATATATCTGAAATATTAAGATTTATGGCCGGTGTAATGAGTTCATCTTTAGATGTAGCAGCACCAACACCTAATACTAAAACTTGGGGAAGCACAACAGCTAATTATAATGTAGGAAGTACTGTTAGTAGAAGCCAAATACTAACAGGTGTCTTTAATGGAGAAGATGTAAAATTATCGAATAACTGGAGAACATCTGCTTATATAGACAGTACAAAAACAGGTTCATTTGAAACTATACAAGAGTACTTCATAAACAAAGAATTTCTTCTTAACAGCGAAACAGGTAGTGATCATGCAGGAACTAATCCTTTAAGGTATAGTGAATTTAGTAGGGTCCCTGCACAGGTATTAACAGAAGGTACCTTTAATACTCTTACCGGAACATTGTCAGCTAATGCTACTGGAACTACTTTAGCCTCCTCCAATGCATCCTATTTTGGATTAGGGCTATTAACTAGTGGGCAATCAACTAATGTTAAAGTAAAAGTAGAAACAACACAATCATTTAAGGATAACTACTCTAGTACAACACCATTCCTAGGAAGCTCAGTAGCTACATTTAGTACAAGTTCATTTTCTATACTTAATAATGATCAATTCAGTACAAACAACGGTATAACTGTATCAAAAATAGAGACTACTCAACCTGCAGTAATACCTGCTGCATATCAAGATGGTGACTTTACTATGACTACAGCAGTTACAGGTAGAAAATATACAGGAGGTGCTACAGCAGCAAATAGTATATCAGCAAGCGGTTATTACAGGTTAGATAGTACGGTAATAGGTCTTCAGACAGGATCACAAGTTGGGTATACAACTCAAACACCAACAGATAGCACAACAAGCTTTTATCTATACCACGATGGACCTTCTGATATAAGAATAGGGACACAGTATATGTCAGCATCTGCAGACCTTGTAAGGAATTCAATTACTGCTACATCAAGATCATTATCTGGAGCACCTTATTTGTTAGATGTGGATTACACATTTACCTTCTCAGGTGAAGTTAGCGGAGCCTTTGATCCAGGGTATGGCACAGGTGGTAACCCATTATATGTTTCAACCCCAATAAATAATTGGAACAATATAGGAGCTACTTCTCTCTCTAATGTGCACTTAGGAGTAGCTACAAATGGAAACATACAGCATAACACATCAACATTAGGAGTACTATCAGCTGATAAGAATACACAACGTAGTATTGGAGAGGTACCTTCTATAGACGACATAGGTTTTATCTCTAGTTCATATAGTTTTAATCTTAATAGTAACGTAGATAACACACAACTAACACAAAATCAACAACAAGCTTTAAACTACAATCTTAATTTTAATCTAAGAGCAAACCACGGCAGCAAGTACTCAACAACTTTAAACGAAACTAGTGCTACACAGTTATTTTACGATAACACACTATTTGGTCAAAGTAAGACAACGCTTATGGCTATTTACAGCAGAGCACAGGGATACGATGCAAGTAGCTTAACAGGTACATCAGAAAATTTCTCTGGAGAAGATCATAGAATAAAAGTTAATAATAACGTACTAACCTTTGCAGGAGAATCATTCACTACTAATACATACGACATAACTAATGTCTTAGGGAACCTGGACTTACAGGTGAAACCGGGATACTTAGTAGATCCAGGAGGTAGCTATAGATACTGGTATGACTCGGGATTTGGAACAGCAACATATAAGTACTATATACGTAAGTTTAGAATTAGCGGAGCTAAAACATCTATGACTGTTAATGTAGAAAAAACATTAAATAATTGGGATTCCTCATCAAATGGATATGCTGCTGTTATTTTATTTAAATCAAGTGGAGATAGTAGTGGGATAAGTAATAGTTTATCAACCGCAAGGATTTATGATCCTAGTGAATTAAATTCTAACTCAATAGAAACAGGAATAACATCAGATAACTTTAAAAATCCATTTTCAGACAATTTAGACTTATATGGGAATATAGGAGGAACAGTTAGCTCTACAACATACACCATGCCTTTAAGAAACGCAGACGGTATGTATTTAGATAATGACGACAATGAATTCTACCTAATTATAAGATATAAAGGAGATCCATCTCCTATAACAGATATAAACATTACTACATCATAATGGGATTTATAGATAACACAAAAAAAGCACTAAGGCTACTACTAGGAAGAAGATTCACTAGTGATGACTTATCTATGCAACAAGAAGCATTTACTTCTACGTTGGATATATCAAGTGCTGATGTATACACTGAAGATCATTTAGTTCCTTCCTCTAACATACCATTTAGTGGAAGCAGTCAAAACGGCAATACAGAAGCAAGCGCTATTAAGTATTGGTTTAGACAGAGAATGACAAAATCAAATCTAGATACAGACGTATGGTTCTTTCTAACACCTATAGGTAGTGATTCAGGTGTAACTCTTCAAATTATTAATGCTAACCAAAAAACAGATTTCATATCAAGTAAATACTCAACACCGGAATTAACCAATGCTGGAACAGAAGACGTAACTCCCGGGTACAATGTAGTTGTTTATAAATCTACGTCCACTAGTAGCGGCAGTTTTGTTGGCAGTGATAAAGTATCTATTAATGATTATCAATTTGATTATAAAACAGGTGTTTTACAGTTTGATCAAAATAAACCATCCTCAAATCAGAAAGTATATATAACAGTCTACCAGTACATTGGTAAAACTCTAGCAACTGACCCTAATATAGGAATATTTACACAAACGGGTTCTTTCTATTCTACTGAAAATAATTTAAAAGTTACCGGTTCATTTGATATTTCGTTAGACGGAATAGATGATAAATTTACAGTATCATCAGGCGGTAATTTAAAATTTGAATTCAATGAAGAAGGGACTGTGAAGTTTACTCCACAGGTAACAGCACCAACGGCAGTAAGCGGTGGAATGTTTTATAGCGGATCAGATGACTACTTCTTAGGATTTGATAATTAACTGATATTTATAATATATAAAAACATACGATACCCATGGCAAATTGGAAAAAAATAATAGTTAGTGGATCTAATGCTCATTTAGCAGCAATAAAATCCTCTACACTGACTAATGATGAGATACTTATAGCAGGTACAGACGGTCTGATAGAAAACAGTGGAATAAGTTTCAACGGAACTCTTCTTAACATAGGAGCTTCATCAATTACTTCTACTGGTGCAGCTTCTGTACTTACAGGTTCTTTCACAGGTTCTTTTGCTGGAGATGGTTCAGGATTAACTGGATTGCCAACCGCTTTAGCATTTGCAGATACAGATTCAGGAACTGATACCTTAAATCTATTAGGCGATACATTAACCTTTGCCGGTGGTACAGGTATAACTTCCGTAGTTACAAACAACCAAGTATCCTTCGGAGTAGATAATGGTGGTATTACAGAAACACAATTAAACACCTCAGTTGCAGGCACAGGTTTATCAGGAGGTGGTGGAACAGCTCTATCAGTAGACTATGGATCAGGCGCTGGAACAGCAGTACAGGGTAATGTTAACTTTTCTTTAAGTGGTACATCAGGAGAGATTGGGGTAACAGGAACAACAGCTCAAGCATTAGGAAGTGGACCTTCATATACATTAACTTTACCAGATACTATATCAGGTAATAGAACATTTTCCGGAACAGTTAACGTAGGTACAGATTTAGTAGTAACTGGAGATTTAACAATCAACGGAACAACAACAACACTAAACACTTCTAACCTATTAGTAGAAGATAGATTTATATTACTTAATTCTGGATCTGCCAATCCTGACGAAGGTGGTTTAATAATAGACGAAGGAACTGGAACAGGTCATGCATTTATATATGACGCTGGAGATACTAGATGGGGTTTTAACGCATCTGTAGCACAAGACGCAACTACTGCTAATACAACAGCATATGCAGCAGCTATAGTAGACTTAGATAACACTGCTCATTCTACTGCATACGGGACAACCCCAGCTGAATATGATAAAAGAGGTAACATTAAGATAGATACTTCTGACGATATTTGGATTTACGCATAAAATTTCGTACATTGGTTATATGGGAATACTTACAAAACAAAAGTTGAAAGCTGTAGAAGGCTTAACTAAAGAAGATTTAGAATTTGTGCTAACAAAATTACGATCAGCAAATTACTCTGGTCATGAATTTGAACACTTTTATAAAGTGTGGACGTTATTGACAAACCATCTGAAAACTATTAAAAAATAACATCGGAGCCTTACGGGCTCCTTTGCTATTTATAAGTATATTATTGGCCCGTAAGGGAAGTGGACAGGCAATCCTGTAACCAACCATAATTAAGAAGATATGCCAAATTGGAAAAAACTAATAGTTAGCGGCTCTGACGCTACACTTAATGCACTAAATGTTACAACTAGTATAACTGGTTCTGATGTAAAAATCGACGATTGGGGATCAATTTCTGCATCTCTAGCAAACCTAACAGATACTACACCAGATGGTTCTGGTACCGCAAACTACATAACAAAATGGTCTGATTCAGATACATTAACTAGTTCTACTATTTACGATAATGCAGGAGCTATAACAATTGGAAGTACTCAACAGGGTTGGTCTGGTAATAAATTTAACATAGGTTCGACATCTGAAGGAGCAGCAGGAATGAATATTCTGACATCTGCTACAGGAAATGCATACATTATATTCTCAGATGCAGTTGACGGCTCAGCATCCGAATATGCTAACCAAATAAGATATAGTCATACAGATAATTTCTTAGCGATACAAACTGAAGGAACAGAAAGACTACGAATAGCTTCAGGCGGTAATGTTGGAATAGGAACATCAAATCCACAATACGCAAAACTACAAGTTCAGGGTACAGGTTTATTTAGTGGCACTGTACAAATTCAAGGTGATACACTATTAAGGGGTAACACACAGCACTTAAATCATGGTGCTACAGGATTCGTAAATACTTTAACAAGGTATACTGCAGGATCAGAATTAGGATTAGATTATGATTATGTTAGAAGTATAAATGCTACTGCAGGAGGAAATGTAGGTATTGGTACTAGTCAACCAAGTGAACTATTAGAAGTAGACGGAGATACTAAGGTAACTAACTTAGGTATAAACGCTGGACCTCAAGACTACCTATCATCTTTGGCCGCTAGATTAACTGTTGGAGGGAACATAGTTATTAATACCCCTTCACCGCTACTGTACCTAAGGTCAAACTCCACCGGAAATATATCAGATATTAGGTACCAGAGTGCTTTAAAATTAACAAACGGAGCTGGTTCAACACACCTTACTATACTGAGTGCAGGTAATGTTGGGATCGGGACGACTAATCCTGGAGAAAAACTAACAGTAATTGGTAAAGCACTTCTTAATAACGGAAGTAGCCTTTACGTAGACTCTACAGCAACACAAACAGTTTTTGCAAATATTGCAAACATACCAATGCGCTTTCAAACAAATAGCGCGAATAGACTTACTATTGGAGGTGCGGGTGTAATACAGTTTAATAATTACAATTCTACAAACAACACAGGTACTCCAACTTACTTATTAGGTACAGATGCTTCTGGAAATATAGTAAAAACAAATACAATACCAGGTTCTGGTGCTGGACCTTATTTACCAATTTCTGCAGGATCAAGTTATCCTTTGACGGGTGATTTATGGCTTGACGACAATTCAGGAGCATCCCCGTCTTTATATTTGCAAAACGGAAGTAATAACTATTGGAGATTATTAAATGGATCTACTGGTATTTTTT